CACAACTACAAGTTCCTCTGGTAGGATCTAACTTAGAATCAATATCATCCCCCTCTTCAACCCAACAACATGTACCAAGATCATCAACCAAACAGTCGAAAATAGGTAAATCACATTCAACAGAACCATCACTGCAACATGTAGCATCATTTTCTGATATCATATTTCCACTACAAGCGCTCGAAGGAGATGGCGTTTGGTTAACAGGATCACAAGTATCACAGCCCCCACCCGAATTGGCATATGTGTATTCCTCACAGGAACCATCGGAACAACAATACGTTCCTTTGTGGCAGGGGCTATCATCACATGATAAACCAGCATGCCATATTGCATTATTTGGGTCATTGTTATATACTAAACATGTCGTTTCGTCATATGGAAAGCACGAAATATCACAAACAGAATCACAATTTCCTCTGGTATGAACACAACAACATCCATCGGAAGAAATATCACCACATTCTAAATTGCTTATAATATCTAAAGGAACTTCATTTATAGAAGTAAACCTTGGAGAAAGTGGCACACCATATTTTCCACTATAAAGATAATCATATGAGACACAATCATACCAATTATCGGTTTCAATAATTCCATGCGTTGATGTACAACAAACAATTTTATCAAGGTCAGGAGCGGTTGGTGGGTTAAAAATACCCATCATAAATTCACAAGCACCTCTTGTGTAGGTATTCGATTCGGGTGTTGTGTTTCTTGTGTTCCAATTAACGTCATTTTCAATACCATCAAAGAAAATCAATGGTGATTGTTTATTTATTGTTGATGCCCAGCGTGCATTTGGAGGAAGATAACACTCACCAAATTCAGCACAAGATGTACATTCATAGTTAACAGAATATTGAGGGTAATTTTCTGGATGACAGTCCATACAATGGAATATATTATCAGGTTCATTTTGATTTAAGCATATCGATCCCTCTTGATTTGAAGAATCCGCATACAACAATTGAGGCCATCCATCATATTGTAAAAATGAAGTGTCATATGTTTCGTTGGTTGCTCTGTTGTCCAATAAAATACTGAATGTTTCTGTTATTGGGTTTTCGGGAACTCCAGTTTCCTCTATTTGAACAGCACTATATGTGCAATCATTATCACCGAAAGGACAAGAACAGGGCGTTCCTCCGCCCTTCCAAGTTTTATATTCTCCTACACATTCTTCTTCTTCTGTTTCCTCACATGTTCCATAATATTCATCACAGCATGCACCTAACGCAAATAGTACTTCACAATCAACATCAAAGCATGACCTATTAACATTAAAAATTCCGCCCTGTTCAGAGCAATATGTTCCGCTTGATTCTATGCAATTAAATTCATTCAAACAACAAGCACCAAATTCCTCACATCCGCACAACAAATCATTATCACAATCGGAACCGTGTCCCATGAATATACCAGCACATTCGTATTGGGTTGAAATTATACATTCGTATTGTTGTATATTCCCCCATAATGTACAACAAGCACCCTCTAGGGGAACATGATCACAACAATCAACAACACCACAAGTGGCACCAGGAATCCACGTTCCATCCAAGAGTTGACATTGTAGTTCACTAATACATCCATGGGGCGTTCCATCTTGTAGTGTTGGCTGAACGCAAACATACTCGTCTTCAAGAGAATCTTCTGTTTCTATATTTACACAACAAGCACCCTGTTCATCACATGGGTCACAACAGAAATCCTCTCCTACTATATCGCAGTCAATACAATTGCTTGTCTCGTCGCCGGGAATTGGAGCAAACGACCTACAGTCGCAGGGTTCACCACAGGGGCAATCCGCATCAGGTTGGCAGTACCCGCAGCGGCAGCCACAAACATCGCCCGGCTCGCACCCCCCCGAAGTACACGGGTTCTTATAATCATTGGGATCGTCACAGGCTCCACAGGGTACGTAGGCCGAATTCGAGATATTATCACACGAATATTCAGGATTGTGCTCGTAACATGTTATGAAGTACCGGTCCATCGAGCCTCCGGTGCACCCTTCCGTCTCATCCGTTACTGCTTTATATTCATACCACTGCATGACTTGGTCACAATCACAAATCCCGACACCATCTTGACACACATAGGAATATTTACAACAAAAACCACAACCTAACGATGTATTGCATTCATCGTAGGATAAACTACTACACTCTCTGGTGCTATAAAACGAATTACCACCGCCGTCACATATAAATCCCGTTTCTTCGGAGCATGTGTGTTCACAGTCTGTATTTGTTTTGTCGCAACACGCCCCCACAGAACATTTTTCAAATTCAGAACAGGAAACATTATTTTTAAATGTTCCTCCTAAACTTAAACATTCTCCTCGGGTCATCAAATTATCAGAATCATCAGTATCTTTACATGTTATATCACTAGTGGAATTAATATCTAAGCAACAAGAACCAATAGCATTTAAATCACATATGTCTCCGCCGCATTGTTCCCCAGAATAAAACACACCACCAAGAATATCACAATGGTGTTCATTTGGAACTTCTATACATTCTTGATCTACACAACATATTCCGGGATTTGTTACATCACACCAACTACAATTTGGACCCCATTCATAATCAAACCAAACACCGGGTCTACTGTCACAATAAAAAGAAGTTACGTCTCCAATACACACACCATCGTTTGCGCAGCACAAACCCTTTGTAGGACAAGGGATTTCGGGCCAAAATGTTCCACCAAATTGATAACATTTTGTGTTCAATATGTCATCAAAACAATCTCCACCAAGACAACAAATTCCATTTAATATTTCACCATCATCACCAAAACAACTCAAAGAGCAAGGACTTAATAAATTAAATGTTGGATTTAACAATTCAGAAATACAATAATCATATGTCACATAATCAACACAAGCATCAAAATATTGCTGTGATTGTTCATCATATTCGGTGTAGCAACAAGAACCAATAGAGGCTTCTATGATTTCACAACTCTCTTTTTCGTGATTTTTAGAAACTAGAACAATTTCCCAATCTTCGTTGGGTTTTCTGGTAAAATGAAGAACATTTAAACCACAACCTAACGATGTATTTTCTTCAATTTTAAAATCAGAAGGAGTGTCCCAAATTTCGTTTCCATCTATTAGTGCAGTAAATGATAGATATTCATCACTTCTAAAATCTCCAGTAACTCCTTGGATACCAATTGGTGTTTGGATTTTTATAATTGAGGTGTTGGTAATGTCTAGGAAAATTCCTTCGCCTCGAACACAAGGACCACCTAAACAATCTCCCCCGGTTATACCAGCCCATTGTGTTTTTTCAATTGAATTGATTAATAGTGTATTTAGTGCATACGGGTTTAATGTATTATTAAATTCAAAATCCATGACTCCACTAGAAGAATCATAATCAAGAAGAGAAGTCATTGCTTCGTCTTGATTGGACGAACCATCAGTCGAAGAAGTTATTATAACCTTTTCGTTTTCTAGTGTACCATATGCTGAATTTTGAGCATCATTGTTACCCACAATAATAATAGCATCGTCTTCTTGTAATACTTCAATAGAACCACTTCCGGTAATGCTCTTAAAATAAAATGTGGTTCCAGAACTTCCAATCAGTGCTTCTTTAAAAATATCAGCACCAGTATTACCCGAAGGGATTTCAAATGTTATACCATACGCATCATATATGGAAATGTTTTCTGCTGTCAATCCGGACAGTCCAAAGGTAACACCATTTGACAGTTCTAAAATTAATAAGTTTTCTGTAGTTTCACCGCCGATAACATAAAAACCAGTAGGCCCAGTGGGTCCAGTGTCCCCAGAAGGACCAAGATAAGGTCCAGTCGGTCCTATAGGTCCAATTGGACCAGTGGGTCCGGTTGGACCATCAACTGACCTCGCATTGATGCGGCTACTTCCAATATAAACCATAAATAGAATTCCAAATGTTATTAATTATTTAGACAGCCTCTCATACCATCATCTATCGAATTGTCGTTTTTCCATGAATTTTCTTTATTATATTGTTTTCTGGAAATACTAATATCTCCCGGATCATAATCGTTTATCCATGTATCTGTGTCTGCTGAATATACTAAAACTCTTCTAACTAATCTTAGTGCAGCAACTTCCTCATCACGAAGTGGGGTAATTGTCATACCTTCACATAGGCTTTGGGAATCATATCCACAATGATGATGGTTTAGTCCGGGATGGGGATATCCATTAAATATTTGACATGACATCCTGTGGGCATTCCCAGCCTTTCTTCTTATTTCATCTTTATCTATATTTGAATCGTCGGAGGGCAGCGAATTCCAAATGGAATCAAAATCATTAATGTGATGATAACTTGGACCCATATTTCCGTCATGTCCCTCAAACGAATCCCAATCCCAATTAAATTTCATATGTGTTGGTCGAACATGACTTCCATTAAACGGATTGACGTACCATCGGTCAGCACTTGTAGAAGACCAATATGTATCTTCTACTAGAGGTTTATGACCATTACCAATCAGTTGATTATTTAAGTTGGTGTTTTTCGTAGCCCAATAAACATAATTTAGTTCTGTGAGACTTGGGATATACCAATCCGAATAATTAGTTTGATAATCAAACCGTTCTCCGTCGTTCATTACTCCCGTGTTGTTAATGTTTGAGACATTCCACAAACAGGAATTGTTTTGGTTAATCGTTTCCCAATATTCCTGATACGATTCTTTAAATTGTTCTGAAGAATTATTAATATCTGTTGAAGAAACGGAGTCAGGCCAAAATGAAGCATTCCATCTTTCATAATCTTTACCATCTCCAAAGAACCATAAATTTTCTTTATATGATGTGTCATCAAACATTCTTGTATTTAATAAACCATCATATTCCGTTGTTTCAATTATATCACCAACAAACGAACCATCTTCATTTATATTAGCATTCTGCATTGTCCCCCAGTTTAACATATAATTGATATCAGAATCAATTTTATTGGGGTTTACGATATCAACGGGAGATAACACTAGAGCCCAGCGGCGATGTAGTTTATCCTTTCCGTAAATTTTATTTGCAAAGTGCGTATAATGAGGATTATGTGGATGGATCGGGTTGTTTCTTGTTCCTTCAGTCCAACCATATAGAGACATTAAAGAAGGATATATCTGTTCACCCTTTGAATTTATATCCCATTTGTTATGTGTATTACAATATGAACTGTATGGAGTTTCAACATAGAAATCTTGATAATAACCTTCACCGGGCGATACGTTATATCCATATGGACAACCATAAAGATATGGATAGTAAACATTATACAAGAATTGATTATCGCCCGAAGGAGTAGCACAACGGGAATCAAAATCTGGTTTAAAAGAACAAATATCATAATCTTCAGAATAAAGATTTGAAACATGATCAGAATTAGTTAGTGTGTATGAATATACTACATCAGGGGCAATGTGATTTTCATACGGATTCCAACCATAATTAATATCTTTATTTTGTTCTTCTGGGGTCTTGCTGTAAAGGTCGGAGTAGTTTTTATAATTTTTACCATTAGACAATTTTGGACCGGGGTTATCAGAATTGATGTCTAAAGATTCCCACTCCATTCCGGGGAGATATTTGATGGTATCTCTAGAATGTTTTTCGATTTGTTTTTTAATTTGACCTTTAGCAAGAGGATATCGATGGTCACCCAACACATCTCCATAATCACAAGTATCGTCATGACCAACATAACCGATAAAATAACCACCCAATTCTTCGTAGTATTTGCCCGGCACATACTGAACAGTTTTCTCTTGTCTTTCGTTTGTTAAACAAGGATTGCAATTTGGAGTTTCTGAGGAGAATGGATTCGATGACCTACTACCACCACTTCCGCCTGAATATTGTGAGCAGGGAGAACCAATACAAGTTGGTAATTGAGAATTAAAAATACCACCTTGCACAAAACATTCATTCTCCGTTACATGAACACAGGTATAATTTTCTCCTTCTGAATCAGGAACACAGCATGCTCTTTTTTGGGTATCTCCTGGGAAGGAGCAGCATTCAACACATCCCGCATCCATATAGTCTGGTGTGCAGCATAAAGTATTGAAACCATAAAATGCCCCACCCGTCTCTGAGCACATCGGCGGAGACATTTGCATGCATCTTTTTATTCCTTCTGGTGTTGTGGGGCAATTTCCTTCATCATCACAAGGAGGAACTTCGTTGTGACAACAAGCACCTGTTTGAAGTCCACCAAAACAGCAAAGGGCATCATTGCAAATCATATCATACCACACACCACCAACACCAATACAAATTTCTTGTGTAAAGTTAAAGCAACTTCCTTCGATACAACAAGCATTATTTTCTGTACTACATGGATCAGGACATTCGAATGTACCACACGGAACTGATGCAAATGATCCCTTCAGAGTGTCACAGTTATTTTTTGTTGTTGGGTAACAACGTCCCCACAAACAACAACTACCACTCGAAACACAATCCGGTCCTTCTGGTCTATTATAACAAGAATTTAAATCAAAAACACCACCAACAGAATCACAATATGCATCAGTTACATAATCAAGACAGAGATGGTCTATAGTTTCTTCGTTATCATCATCAGTACATAAACAACAAGAACCAAAATTATAAGAATATGGTGTTAGAAATGGATCTGTTATTTTTTCAGTCTTCTTGAAGTAATATACTTCTTCACTTCCACCAGAAACTCCTAAATTAATACCATATGTGTTACCGTTGTCTCCATAATGTGAAAATGGTATAGATCTAAATTTTTCGGTGTCTGTAAAGTCATTTGTGATTTCATGAGAATTTGTTGGTGGTACTGCGGGATCAGAAATGATATTTCCGCTTGAACTGTCTTCTCTAAATTCTCCTGCTAAATGATATAAATTTCCGTATGTGAAACCAGAACCCAAATGATCAAATTTAGTATATTCGTCTGTTCCCTGAGCACTGTTCCCACTGTTCATATACAAGAAATTGTTTGCAGTATTACCAATTATACCATATGTGTATTCATTACCATGAATAACAATAGTGTCTGTGGACGAATCGATTGTTAAATCACCAGAAGAATATATTCCCCGAAAATATGCAGTTGAACCAGATGTTCCTTGAATTACAATTCCATATGTGCTTCCTTCTTTAGTACTTAAAACTTCGATAAGGGCATCATTTGGATCTCCGGTTAATCCCCGAAATCCAGTAGTTCCAATGGTTGTTCCATCTGTCAATTCAAAGATAACTTTATCGTTACCTTCACTAGTAGCACCAATAATACCAATACCCCTTGGTCCCACTGAACCCGTTGTACCAGTATAACCTGTGGCTCCGACAAGACCAGCAGGACCAGTGTTTCCGGTTGGTCCCATTGCTCCTATGGTTGGTATTGTACTACTTCCGTTTATCATTATTGATTAATCTCTTTGTTTTTGTCCTTCAATAGAGGAGGAATATTCCATAAAGTATTCCCATCGCCAGTTGCTCCATAATATCTAGTATCACAACGAATCAAACGAATGGGTCTAACCTTACAGGTTTCTTCTGTTCTTTTCTTTTTCTTGGTTATGAAATTGTTTGAAATTCCGTTTAGATCAAAATTCATACTCCAAGCAACGCTTCCGGCGACCATATCGTTTTCATTTGTGAACAAACCCTCATGGGGAAGTGTTGGGAACACATTTGTTAATATGTTTATATTATTTTCATCAAAAGAACCGGTCGATGACCAATGATAACCCCCCAAAGGAATACCATCATTTTTCATTAGTTCTATATTTAAGTTAAATCCGTGTGGATTATCATCATCCAATAAGCAATGTGCTGCTAAGAATGAAAGTTCATCATAACTGGGGATATACCACCCTGAAACATTTTCTGGGTTTCCTGTTATTCCTTGTGAGTCAGATGTTAAACCATCATCTAATAGACGAGTGGCCCGAATTGCAGAGATATAATCTGAAGTTAATCCAGGACCAAAATCGGATGAGGAATATGAATACTCTCCTGTATATCCTTCATGGAGAATATTATCTGCTGAAACCATTCGAATTGAATTATAAAGACCCCAGTTTCTGTGCCACATACCATTTGCATTTTGGAGAGGTCGAGTTAGTAATTTTTCATATGGGTATTCACCGTTAGCGTGTGCTTTTTTCTTACTCGTAAAGGTATTAGAAACCACATCTTCCAACGAGAGGTGTCCTTGTTTATAATTGTACCAAAATCCCTCTTTATAATTTAAGAATCTTTTATGATAATCAAGCGAAATATCATCATATTCACCATATTGGTTATATAATGGTCCCCAAGAACTTCCGTTGTTGTTCCAATAGAATTCTGTAGTAGCACCCGAAGATTCTGGGTATGTCACAACTTCACGGTCTCCCGTTATTGCAATAGGTTCCATCGAAACAATCATTAGATATGAATCTGGATTTGTTATGGTTTCCTGAGAGTATTCTGATTGGTCCAACGAGAATCCATAACCGTGATAATCGTGTTTATTAACATACAAACCACCACTGACCCCATTGCTCCCATTAAGGAGTGATCTATAATCGGTGTTTCTTCCACCAAACGCAGTGGCACCAAAACACATACTTTGACCGGGTTTAAACATTCCAACCACCATACCACCAGCATACAGATCGCCAGTCTGTAATGGTATTCCATCAACCAAAAACGAACATTCTTCTCGGCTTAAATTACCTTTGACGGAGGGACAACTAATATAATCACACGAAGATCCAGCACCCGCAAACAAACCACCACCTTTCATGCAGTCTGTATATGAATAATTATCATAACAAATTTTATCTATACAACAACCTCCTGTTCCAGAAGAACAGGGGGTTTCCTTGTTGCTCGTGTCCCACTTATAAAGGCCATAATCGTTGCTTTGACAAGGAGTGCCGGTTTCTCCAAAAAAGAATCCATGATCCATGCAAGTTTCTAATATTCCATTGACACAGTGTCCCAGACCATCACAACAATATCCCATTTTAATCTCGGTGAATTTACAATCCGTGTCTGTGCATTTAACCCCATCGCCGTTATACACAGCAACATATTCATCCAACAAATCAAAATTTATACATTCGTTTGCTGTAATATTATCATAGCAAATGAATTTTTCTTGAGAACCAACTTTTCGTATACAACAGGCTCCTCGACCATAGCAAATGTTTCCAGTATTTCCACTATTTCCTGTATATCCACATGTAGTTCCGGAACCATAAAAATACCCATCGCATAATGATTGTTCGATATGAATACAATCATCAATTCCTTGGCAGCATGCTCCAGTACTACCTAAATTACTAGCATTTGCCGAGACTGGTTTACAAGAGAATAAAGAATCTTCGTCGAATTCCCCGTTTCTATAAACGGGTATCCCATACCAAATGTTATTTTTTGAAAAGAAGTTTGTAATATCAATCCCACCACTAAAACAAGGTTCCTTTTCAAACGGGAATATAACATTTTGACTAAATCCAACTTGAGACGATCCACTAACACCATCAGTAACCAACATAAATGTATTGGTTTGGGTCCGGAGATGTTCAGGAGGCGATTGTATATCAAAGAAACACGCTGCATACTTATCAGAAGCAGAAATGCCCCAACTCACAGAATTATCTAAGCCACGAATATCAAAATATACATTATGATGATTTTTAATTTCTGATGGAAACAATTCTACATTTAATGCAGTCAACCCATCTATTGAATTTTCTCTGTCTTCAACATAATAACCTTCTTCGTTTGTTGGATTCTTAGTTGTTCTTTCTTTATGGGAAAAATATTCTGCAAAATTTTTATTAACAAGAGTTAATGGTGTTCTTGTGTTTTCTTCTGATGGATTATATCTTGTTCGAGGAATTCCCGTAATTATTCCAGAAGAATTAACACCAATTATATTTCCAGTTTCTCCGCCCCCCGTTACATTAACATAACCAAAGGTTCCCCTATCGAAAATAATTTCAATCCCTTCTTCGTTTGTGTGGAGAGAGACATCACCCGATGAACCAAGTACCCTTAGTGTTAACGAATTTGTATCGACACTCTCTTTAAATAATGTAGCCCCGGCAACACCAGAAACATTTTCCCCAGCAACAAACAATTTAACTTCATTGTTGGGAGGACCAACAATTTCATTATTGGTGGTCACACCAAAAGTAGTACCATCAGCATTTATGAATGTTGTTAATACTCTTTGGTTAGAATCTAAAGTTATTCCAACAATTGAAGGACCGGTGGAACCAGTGGATCCAATATCAAATCCCATTATCCCTCCAGGACCAGTTGGTCCTGTTGGCCCTGTTGGTCCTGTTCGGCCTTTTTCTATGTGGTAATAACTACTTCCATGGAATATAGGCATAACATTATCCAATCACTCTTGAATTTAAAAGAGCAACGTCATCTTTCAAGTTACTAATTTCAAGAGCAATATCGTCGATTGTTGGTGTTGTAGCAGAGGTATTTGTTGTTGATGCTGTTAAGATGTCTCTAACTTCTAATTCTTCTACAGAAACTTTACTAGGTACATAGACTGCTTGTGTTGTCTTGATTCGTAGGAGGGGAACCATCTGAATGGATGTTGGAGAACCAAAAACATCAATTATACTATCGCTTGTTGATTTATATTGGGGTGTGAAAAATTTGGTCATTCCGTTTGATTTTGCTTTAGATGTTGATTTATGAATTGTAATAAAAGAATTTGAACTGCTGAAATTGTCCTCAGTTGATTTCTTTTTAATTTCATATTTGTTATTAACCAAATCAACATTTTCAATTGTTCCTTGTGTTTTAGAAGTTCCTGTTCCTTGTGATATGTTTTTACTTTTGTGTGACAAATTAGCATTATATTCCGAAGTAAGTTCGACTTCTTCAATATAACCATATTTTGGTTTACCCGAAGAGTCTTTATATACAGAATATAACGATTGATAAGTTGTAGTAGAAAGTTCATGAGAACTTCTTGCATCCACCCATGTGTCATTTTTAGAAGTAATTTCTTCAACCAGATCCGTTGGGACATAAATTAAACTTCCCACTGGAGGACTAGATAAGTCTTCTCCTGCTACCGCTCCGCCAACTTCATAACCGATATAATTTAAAACTACACCGTTATAGTCATCAATACTAGTCCTGGAAAGGAGAGGCTTTGTAATCCATGTTTGGGTTGTTGGTGCAAGATTTTCTAGTTCGCCAGCAGTTATACCACTAAGGAAAAATACATCATTCCCGCCACCAAGCCCCCCAGTATTACCGTCCGCATCAGGCACATAATTAAATTGTTCTGAAGGATACACAATAAGTCCCGAAATAACCACGTTGGCATAATTTATGTCGTCATCGACAGTTTCGATTATTCCAAAAACTTCAGAAGTCGCAGGAGAATCGGCTCTAGCCTTGGCAAATTTGTTTTCACTGACACTTCCGCTACGAACATCATAAAAGATAACATCACCACCCGTTACTCCGCCCAATGAAGAATCAAAACCACCAGAAAATCCACTCTCATTAATGGTAACAAACAACCGAGATCCCGAATTGATTTGTAAATCACGAACTAAGAGATTGGGGGTTATATTTGATGTGTTTGAACAACTATTCATTTAATTTTCCTCATAGGTTATCATTAAGATCAGCATCTGCAACGTAGTGGATTGAAATGTTATCTAAAAGAACGGCTCCGTTAACAACTGCAATTCTAGCACCCTTCTTGTTAACAGTATTTTCAATACTATTAAGACCAACGGGGCTGACTCTAATTCTTTCATTAAATCCCTTAGAACCAGAAGTTAATCTAACGTCTTGACATGCGGTTCTATTAAAACCATCTCCTGTCTGACCACTCTTTGGAGAGAACACAAGGAACGTTGGATCTTCTCTCATTTCTATAGGGAATCTGTGATAATAATCACCTGATTGTGTTATGGGGAAATCTATTACAGTATAGTCAGGCAGACACTCTGTTACCATAGTTTCCGACATATTCTGTTGATCTAATGAATAGGTTCTTTGATAATACCTACTACATTTTTGCAGTTCATCGTGGAGATTTGTTGGCTCGAACGGAGTGGCAGAATAACCATATTCTATTTTTACCTGTGCTAAATCAATAACATTTTCATTGTTCGAAATATCAAACCCCAAAGCAACATAATGTGAATCACCACTTGGTGCTTTTGCAATTTCGGGTGCTTGGAACACTAAAGTATGCTTTGACCAGTTATTTGATAATATAACACTGTCGTCTAAGGTATTTACTGTATAGTCGCTATTACCATCGTAATTTTGAGTCCATACAATTCCCAGCGTCGAACCAGAAACATCTGCTTTACCATAGAAAGATAATGTTAAATCATCATTCCTAATGGAAGTGACATCTTCTATTCTGTTTTCAATATAAACTTTATCGGAAGCAGTAGATCCTTCGATTATATGTTGTGTTTGGACATAATAAGTCGGGTTTCCTTCGACTTCTGTTTGATTTGAAGCAAAGGACATTCTTTGGATACTAGCAGTTATTCCGGCTCCGCTGGTGACACCATCATTACGAACCCAACGGTCAGCAAAATATGTGCTTTCGGTTCCGGCATATTGAGATATTCCTATTCCTCTTTGCCAAACATCAAACCCGCCGTTTATTAGGAGATTGTGGCCCCCACCGCCTCCACCACTAACGCCATTTGGGGATAGACTTTTAAATAGTGTTGACATTTCTCCGGGACGAGGAGCACCATCAGCCACCTGATTTAATATAACACCTACCTTTTCGCCGCCATTGTCCCAGACGTTAGCAAACGGTTTTGCTAGGTCTCCGGGTCGGTCGGATACTAGTTCGCCATCCGACCCCAAGAACAAAAGACCTGTTTTAGTTGACGGGAAGGGATTTATATATCCGGTAACTGCTACTTCAATTATTTGACTTGTTAATTGGCTTATAACAACACCAACTGCATCATGAGCAGTTTCAACCACACCGCCATCATCACTCGAACACCAGAACCAGTCATTATATGCACTTCTTCCATGTGTGTCGCCAGTAAAATCAATGCCTGGTTTATAGCCAACAATCTTACCGTTTGAAAATCCATGTCCACCGACCCCCAAATCAACCGGTGTACTGAGGTAATTATATGCTGATGCAGAAGATCCACTAGATCCTGAGAGATATACACCCCTATATTGAACCACAAATCCGGCATCTGCACTCAAACCAACCATCATAGGTTTGGAAACATATCCCTCGATTGCGGGTTCTTCGGGAGTCATCATTCCCGCATCATTTCCGTCCACAAAGAAAATACAACCGGCACTAATTCCGCCCGTGGTGACTATTGAGGAAAGATCATCGCCCTGTACTCGTCCGAACGGAGTTATTTGTAGATAATCGGTTGTTATTTCCGAAACAAGACCAATGGCTTCCGCATTGGTTTTTGTGTTTGCTCGGGATTTAAAAACGTATAAATTATCATAGCCAGAAGAAGATCCCATCCCGATAGGATTACCAAAAGAAAATCCAGCATGGGTCCAGCCGCTTGGTCCGGGAAAACTTCCGGATGCAGTAGAGCCATAAATTCGATAATTCATCGAAGATGTTTGACTATTTCCCATATCATAATCAAGAATGCCATCAATCTTGACATTATCTAAAAATGTTATTCCGTTGGGCACTTCGTTGTTTAGCGAAAATGTGGCATCTCCAGAGGCATCAATAGACACATTAATACCATCCCCGGAAAGACCATCATAGACTCGAAGACGATTTAATTTTTCAATTATTTCATCGTTTTCTTTGGTTATCCAATCATAAAATGTATCCGCAGCAGCCAATGGATTTATTTGGTAATCGTTATTTTCTACGCCCATTTAGATTCCTCTTAATACTGTTATATTTATAATACCATCACCACTTGTTTATTAATAAATTATTCATATATCGAATTTCAGACCTATAACCAGAAAGAACTTTTATTATTGGACTAACTGTAGTGCCGCCCACCGCTCCATTATCTAAACTAGTTATACTTATTTTAATTCTATCGGCGGTGGCTGATGTTATACTGCTACCTTGTTCGGTTTGGTCTTCTAGTGTTTCGTCAATAGACGAATTTACATGAGAAACATTAACCGCAAATCCGACATAATATTCCCCACCAGTTTTTGGTAATCCGCCTTTAGTTATATCGTCATTTAAATGCATCCAAACTTTCAAACCTTTAAACCGGCCAAGTGGCGATTCTACCAAATACCAACCCTTTCTGCAAGTAACACTTATGCTGTTGGTTCCAATAACAACACTAACTAAATTAGTATTTGCATTTGAAGTTAGAGATGGGTTATTAAATGGATAGAGAGGAGTAGTACCAGACCACCCAGGACCATGAACAACTAAACCGGTTCCATCATCTTGACCAATTCCAATTGTATCCTCGTGTATTAGACCATCAGATCCCCCATTATAATCACTATCCCACAACAGACCAGGACCACCCAACCAGTTATGTTGCATTTGGGTTGTTAGGGATGACATTCGATAAAAATGATCTTGAATTTCATTTACTTCAGCAGCCTGTAGTGGTTGTCCCGGCTTAAACGCAACCATCACATAATTATTAGCATTGCCAGTATTTTCATGTAAATTAACACGACTAAAATACGGTGATTGATCTAAGTAAAATGTATCAGGTCCAAATGGTTCGAATGACATAGTCTAAACTCCTAGCAGTACGATTTAACAATTCTAAAGGTTAATAGTTGAGTGGGTTCTCCCACAGAAGGTAAAGATATGGAAGTGCTTGTTTTTGTATAAACCACACTTCCGCTTCCGGGAACAACATCACTGAGATCACGACTAACTATACTATAATAAGTACCAGTATCAGATGAATTCACAAGACTTGACGCAGATGTTCTGTCGGATTCGGCTGTTGAAGGATTGATAAAAACTTCCAACTCTTTATTTGTGGGTGTAGTGTCATCCAGAGAAACAGATTGCATTTGACCTGCGGATACATTTTCATTATCCACAAAACGAGCAAATTCTGCTTCTTCAAAACTGCTCATGTCTGTTGTTAATATTCTATATTTGTCTGTTGCTCTGTAGAATGTTGTTGCTTCTTTTTCTTGTTTATCAGATCCTAATATTTTAGTATTATCAGATGATTTGAGTTCAATGTTTCTGGCTATTCCATAAAATTTAAAAGATTGTTGAGTTGTGCCAACATTATCGGATATTTCAGAAGATCTAATTTGAATATTGTACATAATATTACAAGCACTTAATAGTTCTATAGGATTGACTGCTATTCCATCAACTTTATCAATATTAATTTCAATTCTGCTTTCAAAGCCCTGCGCACTAATAATTTGAATATCTTTATATCCTGATCCAGATGAAACGACTTCGATTCCATGAATTATGTTGGTTTTATAAATGTCTTTATATGTTTTAAATCTTAAAACCGCCCCAGAGCCAGTGGAACTATCTATTTCTATTTCTGGGTTTGAATCATCAACAGTAAGATCCGAAATGCTAAGATTCGCAGCATCAAAAAACACAGAGATAATTCGTCCATCGTTACCAGAAGATTCTGTTTCTGTTGCTGATTGAAATTTTTCATTGTTCTGTGAAGGGATGGTGGAAGAATTGATTTTTTCTACTTGGGTTTTAGTTTCTTTTGAACATGAGCATGGAGTATCCACACAAGACAAGCAACTATTAGTTCCCTCGGTGCTTTCAGTAAATAATGCTTCCATCCCCAAACGTCTTGAAATTTCGAGGCACTCATAGCATTTTATATTTGTTATTGTTTTATAAAGTTGACCGGGTTCATAATATGCGTCTCCGACCGAATCATAAAAATAATTTTCATGGTAAAGACAACACGAACCACATGTAGTGCTGTTAGAGCCACACATTTCAGTTGCACTTGAGGAAAATGTTCCGGCCTTTGTTATTTCTGTAAATTCATCCAATGAAGGAACTGGTAACCATTTTCCGGTCAAAAATGATTGTAGTTTCCAGTCGATTTTATATAAAGGAAGCCACGAATACCCATCTGAGTATTTTTGAATACCTGTCGTGTGGGTTGGTTCGACACTAGACCCGCTTGTGTGTCTTAAATCGTAACGATTGTGTTCGTTATCAGAAACACACATATAAACTATTCTGTTATTTTTATTATATGCATAAAAAGATTCAGCACCAGATTCTTGTCCAGCCGATCTGTAGGGATGATATGATGTTTCCCGAGACCAATCAATTCTAGGGATAACAAGTGCAATATCTTTCTTGTTTAATGTCTTATGAAAACAAATTGAATTTAAAACATTAGCATCCTCGAAAAAGTTATTACCACCTATACTAGAATTTTTTCCAACGTTAATTGGATTTTGAACGCCACCCATAAAGAAAGTATAGAAATTAGGAATGCCGTTCACATTGGTGCCAAAATTATTGTAAATCATTTTGGCATTCTGAACCCCAATTTGTCTGGAAAAATTATTTGAAGTCATTTTAGCATCCTAGTTCCGTGCAAGAAGTTAAACCAATATTCGGACTTACCGATAAATTACACATTTCATACAAGTCTCCTATATTTATATCACCAAAATTGCCACCCCCGCCAATAGGTTCGTCCCAATCGGGAAGAACATGTGTTGGGTATGCTACATCATTTAATGGGTCGCTATCAGCGTTGGAGTTATAATAAGGCAGAGTACACCCGGTACAAGAATTGATGGTTTCATCTGTATTTAGAGTATATGGTAAATAATTTCCTAATATTGGGAATTCACAAAATATTTCAATATCATCAGGTCCGGTTGGACCTTCCCAATCTTCAAGAGAAGTTTCAAATAATATTTTTGTTCCGACAGGATGCAATACAGATTTGATTGCATCCTTATATACCGGCACACCATCTCCGTTTGGGAATATATCATCAAAAAATGGATCATCTGGATCAATAACAGCATTTATGATGTATGTGAATGGCTGAAACCAGTCTCCGTCCGTTAGTGGGTTTTCGTTTAAATGGCTTCCGTATTTAGGATAAATGTCGTCGTCTGTTTTCCCCCGATTTAAATGAAAAACCAGCCTTCCTGGATAATCAAAATCGGCTGTAATACCGAATAGATTTCTTAAAAAATATTGATAGGATTCTTCGGATCCTTTTTTGTGATATAGAGAAGTTTTTACATTTTTTATAAAACTTCTTAATTTTTCAATAGGAACACCGAATAAAGAATCACCACCAATTAAATGTTCTGGAAATGAAGGCAAGAATGTTTTCGAATATTTTTTTAGTAGAATTTCTGGGGTCGTATCGAGGTCGAGATAATTTAAAAATCCACCCAATTCTAAATTATAACCAGATCCTTTGGACGAATATAACCAATCATAATATGCTTGGAAAAAATTTATGAAAATGGATTCGTTTGAACCAAATTCGTTGTGTATCCATTTTGGTATTTGGTCTCTAACATCTCGAAAGGAGGAATCGACCATAGCAGAAGATTTCCCAAACAAAGAATTTATTGTTTCTTGTCGTTTTCTGTGCTTATATTCTTCATTTTTTTTAGATTTGTTATAATACGGAAACATTTTAACCTCGGGGTTCTATAGATGCAGTGGTAATCACATTAATTTTTATATTTTCCTTTGCAGTAAACACTAATTCTTCTTGTGGAAGAATTGTCGTTATTGAAAAGGAATTAACTGAAACACCAGCATTAATTTCCACCAGACCCGTGATATAATCAACAGTTCCGGCTGTTTCTGAAATGATATTTTTAACCCCATTGATATAATTAAATGCAATTATATTGTTGGTGCTTGGATTGTCTTGTAACCAAAAAGGTTCATTCGACAACGTTGATGTTGTTATTTGTGAAGATGAAATTGTATCACCGGCAAATGAACCTCTAACAAGTGTAGTTAAGAATTTAATTTTTCTTTTATCGGTAGAAGTTGGTTGTGTGTTTTTCATTTTTAATGATATACCAGAATCAGAAATTGTTAATGCTTTATCTTTCTTTTTTAGTTCCTCGTTGATTTGAGTTTTATCAAACACAGTGTTAAATTCTTCAGTTTCATAAAGAGAATTGACTGCGGATTCTACTATAGCATTCAGTTCGTCTTGGGATCTGGGAGTGTCGTTTGGATTATAAAAACCATTTACGTTTACTATAAGTGAAAATGATTCTGAGGGAATACATTCAGAAAATATAGTAACGGGTAGTTTAGTGTCAAGAAAAGAAGAAGCATCTACACATTCTCCGTCATTATCAAAAGACATTAAAACTTTTCCATACTGTGGCGGAGATGCTTCGTCTCCGCCCCAGAGAGAAAAATTATTATATGATTTTTCTTGCAATAGACTAATACAGTCATCTTTTGTTACTGCCCTATCTTGGGCTGCAAACCAGCGAGGAGCATAAAAACGTATACTGTCTAAATTTGGTCCATTACTTCCACCAGAAGAAGATGATAATGTTGTTATTTCATTATTCCCAGAAAGAGCATCAGCATCAGAACCTTTTATGACATCATCTGTTTCGAAAGAAAACACTTCATTGCCATCAGTGCCACTGCTTAAAACAAAAGACAACTGAACTTTATCGTTTGTTTCTATTTTTCTACCAACAGATATATTTTTTAATTCTTCTTCCAGTCCACCGAATATAATTTTAAATCCTTTTGAATCTCTTTCTAGCCAATATAATTTTTGATCTTCGCCCACATTAAGTGCTATGTTCGAACTAAGAACATATTCGTCCCATGTTGATCCCCCATCATCACTTACTTCAACAATTAATGAAGAAATATCAATGTTTGGATAAGCATCTAATGATATACTTTGTGATTCTATTTCAACGACAAACACCTGATCAAAAATTATATTTTTGGCTTCATATAATTCTATAGACGGATGTTTCCCCTGACTGTCTAGTGTATAGTCTTGATATGCAACAAACACAAAAGATTCGTCGCTACCGGTTCCTTTAAATTTATGTTCTAATTTTTTTATCACATTACCCTCTCCCCCCTTGGTCATAGAAACAGTAGCAACGGCACTGTTATATCCCGGAACTGCATACCCAAGAGGTTTTGTTAGTGATATTAGAGATTCTTCTTTTTGAGCACTATCTAAAAACATTTCGTTAGCAATCATGTTCGTATAAAAAGCATAATATAAGGTATTATAGGATAAGAGATCAATCAAGGTAGACATAGCAGAACCGTCATACGTATAGTCGTTTAAATATGAAGCAGCACCCACCTTTTCGGTTTGAAGAAAATTAATAATACTATTTCGTATATCTTCAAATCCTAAATTTCCTATGTTTATTCTGTTTCCTGCTACCATTTATCTTACTCTCTCTATTGAAAGGACTAATGAATCTTGAACTGGTTCTTTTGGGTTGCCTATAATATACTTAAAAATAATTTCAAAACTTAAAATGTGTTGGTCGATAAGTGAATCGTCAATACGAACTTTTTGTAACAATACTCTAGGTTCAAATATCTCTAATTGGTCCCTAATTTCACTATTTAAAGAATAGTGAGATCCTTGATCATATAATTCGAATAATATATCAGCGAGGTTGGACCCCATTCGAGATTTAAATGGTCGTTCTTGCTTATGGGTTAATATGATATTCTTAATAGATTGTTTTATCGAATTTTCATTTGTTTTAATGTTAACATCATCACTAAAACTATTTTTAGAGAACGAAAAATCAACATCGGAATATTTTATTTTTTCAGGCATGTAAAAACCTTTTTAGAATATTTATAAGATTAATTTTCAATTTCTACATCTATTTCTTTAAAGTGGGAGTCTAAGGAATCAAATCGATTTGTGTCCCGAAGGAGAGAAATGTTCATAGTATGATTTGTGGTGCCAATGATAATATGTTCTATTGTTGAAATTAACCATTTTCCGTTGTGTTTTCTTTCAGGAAGAGAAGATTTAAATTTGAAATTATCTTCAATTTTAATAACATTTCCAGGTCGTAGTGAGAAATCTCCATTCGCCGTTAATATAGATTTTTTGGACATAATGGTGCTCATCAACATATTTCGATATAACGGGGTATGTTTGGGGGTATTCCAATACATCGCATATGTTCTATTATATTCTAAATAATCTTTAAATTTTGAATTAATACATGGACACGAACAATTTAACTCTGATTCCGGATTATTCCAATCACATCCCAACCACTCGGACCCCAGATTGCTTTCAATTAAAGAACATTCGTCTATCGATTCCCTTAATTCTTTTAATTCTTCGTCTGTGGGTCTGGGATCCATTTCCCCATTACTTTTTATCCAATCATGAGCATCATTTGGATTGTTAAATGATTTAACTTCATCTCCGCCTTCACTTAAAACTTTATACCGATTTCCGTCTGTTATATTATCAGATTCATCAAAAAACACAGTTTCTTTTCTGGGTATTAGATCTTGACACGGACAATTGCAGTATGGTTCATCTTCTGAGCATTCACTGTTGTCTACAAAATCCTCTGGATTTGAACATCTAGCAGTTTCATCATAACCGTAGGTAGAATGGCCAATTCTCATTGATGGCCATGTATTGTTGGCAAAAGATGAAAGTTGTATAAAAAAGTCTGGAACCATTGTAAATCCTTTATTCTATATTTAGAAATAACTACAATTTTCTGAAAGATCTGTGTTTTCATGAGTCGAAGAGCAGCAACCACACTCATCAAAAACGAGAGTTCCTTTATCCTCATATGTGTCAGCACCACTTATCCACCAACAATCTAGATCTGAACAATTTTCATTTGGAACATTTGTGTCATCCAATGGGACGGGGGGTTGGCCTGCGTTGGTCCATCGGCCACATTGGTCAAATGACATAAAATCATGTGGTGTGAGTGGATAATTTCCAGAAGATAAATCCATTCCGGGTTCCCACCAATATTCAGGGAATGCATCAGTTGCTGATATATCTTCTCCAAAACGGTCTATACAATGGTGTGCTGAACTAATATATTCAAGATAATGATCATTATAATATTGAGTACTACCAAGGGAGAAAAAGTAACCCCACAGAATGGATTGTGTTGCAAGAAACGGGGATCTACAACTATCCATCAATTCAGAAAAGAATTCAGAATCCCAGTGCCAATTATCTGGTTCGTTGCAACAAAAATCATCATCAAAATCATCGTCTGTACATGCGGGGTCTATACAATAGCAACGACCAGTGTGGGTGTATATGTTTCTGTAGCGAGTTGGTAATTTATACTCTGGAAATCCTGTTTGGTCGCAAACTAAAGGAAAGGTAACAAAGTGATCATTAACGTTTATACCAGCAGATACCTTACCTCTAATATCATCGGTGTTTCCAGTAGAATATGCTGTGTAATCTGGCCTAAAATCATCTCCAAGTTCATTTGCAGGTATTGGACCGCCTGCCATCCCACTACAATAATCCATCACATTATAGCCATAATACAATGGGTCACATTCCCAATTCGGAGGAATATTAAAATCGTTTGGTCCTGTGCCTCCAATAAATAAATTTATATTTAGTTCTTCGCACGACACAGCACAATGTGGATATGTTGCAGGACTAATTTTTTCTATAAAAAAGGAATTTGCCTGATATAATTTTTCTTCATCACATGGACATATATTTACGTCTTCGTCTTCTATTATATTTGTGTGATAGCAGGGACTACGGTGTTTTGTTTTGAAAATTTCTGTGAAATTTTTCATATATTTTGTTGTTTCATTTACATCTACTAATAGGATATTATCCCTGTCTGCCGTACCACGAACAAGAGTATCATTTTCTCTGTAATTTCCCGGAGCAGGTTCCAATTCCCATGTGTGTGGATTTACCCACGGAATTGGAACGCGACATGGATCACGTTGTATTCCATCAGAAGGTGAGTATTGCGCCGACCAAGCATAACCACCAAAAGTTGAGTCATTCCACGGAAATCCGCGAGCACAAGTTCTAAAATTCAAAAATTCACCACCAAGAAGATCATCGCCACATTCAACCAGACTACAATAATAATCTTCCCACGGGTCTCCGGGGTGTTCTGCGGGTTTGTCGGCATCAAAATGAGGCCAATGGTTATATTGATTAAAGAATTTATCTACACTGACATTTTGTGGAACTGGATCATCAGGAGATGATATTGTTGTATAGCATCCAGTTTTTCCCCCATACGATTCTAAACACGAATGACCAAAGCAATTTTCCTCATTTACACCTATAGGACAGGCATTAAATTTGTAATTTGCAACTTCTTCTCCCCACTCTTCTATAAATTTGTTTTTTAATTTATAGTAAAATATATGTTCACCCAATAAAGCCGAAACTTGTTCGGGGAATGGGTTTAGACCCCTTGGATCATTATTAAAATCAGAGTGGTCTTCATATCCAGGGAAGGCATGATAAGGAGTAGTACTGTCTAACATGGGAATTACATTATGTAATTCCCATTCATTTCCATAACAATCTTTGGGTCCAGTATAACCGGGATCATTCCAAGAATCCCATCTCCACAATTTGTGATATCTCGAAGTGTCTTCAACACCAGAAATGAAAATAATATTCTGGGGATATGGATTCATTTCTCCATCTTCTAAAATTTGAGGGCCAAATCGTTCTATGAGAGAACCATAAACATTATTTACAGTTTCTGTTAATGAATCTATATTTTTTCCGGGTTTACTTAAGTTTGGTAATCCTTCACAAATGTCGTGGTTGGTCGTATCAAACTTTAAAAACGGTAAGTCGTAACAATCCGGAGGATTGTATACACACCCACCATTAAATTCTGGGAAAAAACTAGAACATGTACTTTCACAATCTGATGCCCATTGGTAATTTAAACAAACATTTCCTGGCTCTGTAAAATCACAATCTTCAGTATCATATAGCGCATCTGGATTAAGGGGGCTAACGCAACCTCGAACACAATTAGATTGTTGTGCTCCTCTTTCTGGATGAGCACCGCAATAAGAATTCAAATCATAACGTTGGATTTCATCTTTATTTTCGCATGCAACGTCAATATCATATAAATTCCATTGAAAATCAACAACACATTCAAATCCAATTCTAACTAATCCTGTTTCCGAATCAACATATTGATTATCTATTTGATATGTTTCTGCTTTTACTTTTGGGTGTATTATGTCTTCGTCTAATAAACACCAGGGAGTGTGCTCTGACATCCAAAAGAGATATTCTTTATATTGTGGGACGTATATGTCCTCATAAGTAGGGCAATCATTACACGTTGTGTTGCTGGGATGGTGAAAATGGTACTCATTTAAAAGATGAAGTCCGGGACCATATTCATAAATTGACGGGTTTGACATCTTTGTCGGCACATTAAAGGTAATATAAGCCGAGGGTTCTTTGTAGCAATCACAGCAACAACCATTATATGAAGTCATTATTTACACCTGCATAATCCATCATGAGCGTTCACCACATCAAAGAAATATATATCCTTTGGAATTAACGGATCAGGAGAGTCTTCGTCTTCTTTTTGCGGATGGATGGAATTTAAAATATAACTTGGCATTCTATACATCTGTACGACATGCCCATGAAAATTAACTTCTATGTTTTCGTGATCTATATCACATGGATTGTCTTCGACTTTAAAATAACCACCAACAGGCATCATTTGATGTCCTTTGGGATATTGGTTTAGTTTCTCACTCGCAACATTAACCCCAGGTCCAACAAATATATCATCAGCAGTTGCTCCCTCTGGTCTGGTGTTCATTAATTCGTTAATGTTATAGGCAGGTCTTGACCATTCTATGTCCCCCTCTTCCTGATACGATCCGGACAGTCCCTCGGGAACACTAACAACCACCAATGGCGAATTATCAGAACTGAAAGTTTCGATATCATCCTCATATCCCTCAACAAAACTTTTAGGCCAAATTTCAACTTCTCTCCACTTATATTCATAAATTCCCCCGCGAGTTTCGTTTAATTCTTCGACAGGAATAAATTTCGATTCCTCGATAACGGCCAAGAAGTGATCTTTTATTATGGGTTTTTTCGCACAGCAGATTCGGTTTTCATAAATGTCCCATTTTGTTTTTAGATTTATTTTTTTTCTATATTCTTCTTTTAATTCTTCAACCGGACCTTTAATATCATTTCTTATTGTTTTTAATTTTTCATAGTCTAAGTCGGTTTGGTCAAATATACATTGCCATTGTTTTTCTTCTGCCTCGCCAGATTTATCTTCGTAACGGTCGGTTGGCACTGGGTACAATCTGTTAAATTTGGGAGAGAAATAACCATAGATGTTATCCCCCAGTTTAATTTTCTTGTTGTAAGTTTTAGTATATTCGTCTTGTACCAGGGGATTTTCTTCTACTGTTTTCCACTTTCCAAATTCATCCGAATAGTTAAATTCTATTCTTTCTTGAAGGATAGAATCTTGAACATCAATATAATCAAGATAAGGATTTGCGTAATTCGGTTTTATATAATCATAATGTGAATTAAAAGCACCAATGTCAAACAATTTTAATGTGTTATTATCTTCCTCGGCAACAAACGATATTATCTTGGTTGTATATTCTAATATACCCTCCTTCGACCCGATTGTGTTGTATGTTTTAACGGTATCTTCCCCCAACAAACTCTCAATAGATCTAAATCTCCATTGTTTCAAGTCCCTCCAAAATAAATAATTAGGAGCATATGAATTGTCTTCGGGAACAGAATTTTCAGAAAGATTAATTAAAGTTTGAATAACTGTTTGATCATACTCTTCTGGTTTGCCCCAAGGATATGATTTTGTATTTTTCTTAAACCAAACAGCATTTTCAGTATTTTCTGCATCAAATTCTTCGTCGGAAAAATATTTTCTTTGAATGGTTTGTACTAATCCCGATTCTTTATCGGAAGATATTTTCCCTATAAATTCTACATCAGTTAGTTCAATCTCCGAATTGCTTAATATATTATATTCACAAGAAACAAATTCGATTAATATAAAAATTCCAGTAGTGGTTGTTGGAAATTTAATTTTCTCATGAATAGAATTTATATCTCCTATTGTTTGGGCAGAATATGCGCACAACACAAGTTCAATGGTAGAATTCTCCACAGATGGAGTTTCTACTTTAATAGAAATAACTTCTTCACCGGTAAAATTGAATTCATCAAAAATTAATCCAGTTTCTTTTATTATTAAAGAACCACGAACAAAAGGAGAAAAAAGACTTTCTTCTAAAACCAATGCTGCTAATATATTTTGAGTTTCGGATGGGACTATCGATAATGAGTTTTTAATGGATTTGGAATCATAGTCATATTTTGAAATAATAATTTCATTTATTGTAATATCGCCATCTCTTGTATATTCATTTGCCATAATAAAATTATCCTATTTCAACAAAAACAGTTTTTCCTCTCTGACCAGGTGTTTGTATTAAATTTTTTATTTCTTTGAATATTTTTTCTTTAAAGTGGGGATGAATTAATTTTATTTGCCTTTTCGAGTCGTTTTCTGCTAACAATTTATTTTCAATTGTTTCAGAATCCACTGGAGAATAATCCAATCCATTTATATAATGATATAAAACAGAATCAGAAGAATCGCACAATCCTCCAGTGTCTCCATTTGGGTAATTGATATCATTTATGTTCCCTGTGCTTCCATATGGATTTACGATAAATCCATCTTGATAAAAGGCCGATATAGATTCTTTTGTATCAATTGATTTTTTTATTTGGGATTGAAATATGTTACTTGTACATGCAGTACTACCAGAAATCATATCTATTTTTCCCGAATCATTTTCTCGGAATATTGTAATATAATCGTCTTCGTTTAAAGAGCCAACGATTCTGGAAGAATCTATTCTAAAAAAATTAGAATCCCAGTCATCAACTATTGCATAGTTTTCCATGCTTGATGTTACTCCGTCTGGGCATCCTGGTTCGCCCATTGTACATCCCTCAGATTGGGCGATAACATCATTTACTTTAAAATCTTTAATGTCATTTATAAAATATGATTTCCCTCCAAAATAAAGAACACTATTTAGTTGTCTTTGAAGTTGGGAAGAACTTTTTGGCCATTCTTCTAGTGGGTCAATAATGTCATTAGACATTAAAACTAACCAGAACCATCGAGAACTTCCATAAAAATCTATAGCCACATCCTCGGGAGATTCTCCGTCTTTTATTGTATAATCGATATATATTCTGTGATTTGAGAGGGTCGTTTTCGAGAAACGAACTCGTTGAAACACATTACCAAGATCTACCAACATACCACCCGTGGTTCCGGTTAAATCATAATTGAAAATTTTTGGAAACAATTCTAAAAACATTTTAATTCCTATTCATGGGGGTGGATGGCCATCCACCTTTGCTGCTTTATCCCACCTTTGCTGCTTTATCAAATAATTGTGCAAACACACCCAATTTTGATCTTGCTACAGCCTCTTTAGTGTCCTCGTCGAAGTAATTGGGCTCTAATTCAAAAAATACTAATGTTAATTTTGTAGCAGACGGACTGAATTTAGAAGCATCTTGATTACTTATTGCCCGTGGTCCTTCCGGCATTTTATCAATAATACATTCAGCCAAAACGGCAAGTTGAAAATTTAAATCCCATTCGGGATCTTTTTCTCCGCCGGGACTTTTTACAATTTCAATATCCCATAGACTGGGATGAATGGCACCAAAAAGGTCGGAACCAACTGTACCAGTTGGATACACCTGTTTTCGAAGTGAATGACACATTTTACTTATAGATTCGGCTTCTTTAATAGTTTTAGGGACCATATCAAAATTAAAATGAAATTTTCTAATATCAGCGCCCTGAAAAACACTATCCCCGGCCTGCACATCCACCCAACCAACCGCAGCACTCGCCGATCTTTTTAATATCGTTACAAGGCCGTCAAGCCAATCACTCGATTCGACTATATTCCCCATAAGATTCCGTAACGGATTCATTAACTGGGTATACCCATATTGATATTGCGATCTATCGTTAAAGGTAAATTCTTTGGGGAGATTTATGTTTATCTCCAACTCTTCATTAACCGGACCAATGCCATCGTCCTTTCCCCGCAGTGTTGCGACTCCTGCATATGCACGGTTTTTAAGATTCACCCACCTTGGGACTTCATCTTTAGTATAAGATATTGGGTACTGATATTTGGTCATATATTAAATCTCCCATATATATATTTCTATATGGCATATAAAACAAAATTTAATCCCACAAATAAGTCCAAATATATAGGAAATCCTTCCAATATAATTTGTCGTTCTTTGTGGGAAAGAAGAGTATGTAAGTATTTAGACGAAAATTCTAATATTATTAGGTGGGGGTCGGAAGAATTTTCAATTCCATATGTGTCCCCGAAGGATAATAAAATTCATCGTTATTATCCAGATTTTATAGTAGAAAAACAATCGAGCAATGGCGAAACAGAAACAATAGTAATTGAAGTCAAACCAAAAAAACAGACTAAACCACCAAAAAAGAAAAGTAAGATTACTAAAAATTATTTAAACGAATCTATAATTTATGCAGTTAATGAAGCAAAGTGGAATTCTGCTAATGTTTTTTGTGAAAAAAAGGGCTGGAAATTCATCATTTTAACAGAAGATAATATTCTTCCATAAAGGAAATACAATGGCCTCCTCCAACGTTAACGATTTTAGAGAAAATTTTCTCAAAAAGCAGAAATTTCAGATGGCAAGTCGCTATAGTGTTGGTTTCTTTCCTTCCTCAGATATAGGATTAGACCATCAACCAGATACACATGTAGAATCAATCGTCATTCCTGGATGGAATTTAGAATTTGCAGTAGATGAAATATGGGGACCAGTTCGTAAAATCCCAGTAGGAAGAGAATATAAATACGAGGCTGCTTTCACCATACCAATAACAAACCAATGGGACCAATATACATATTTTTCATCTTGGATGAAAAAATTAGTTCCACTCGCAAACGACAAGTTTTATGCAAGAACAGAGTATGAAGGGCCTATATCCGATTCGTCTGTGCTTATAAAACCTATGAGTACTAGTAATTTCGATAACATAAACAAAACAATTAAATTAAATGAAGCATATCCGATTACTCTATTGCCTGTTGAAATGGCCCACAATTTACAAAACATATACACAAATATGATGGTTCTGTTTGCTTTCAGGACACTTGAAGAAATATAAGGAGCATTTAAATTATGTCATTATCATCGTTGTTGACTAGAACAACACCAAAATATGAATTGAATATACCGTCAACTAAGGAAAATAAAATTTTCCGGCCATTTCTGGTGAAAGAAGAAAAGGTTTTACTGGCAGCACAAGAAAGTCAAAGCATCAAAGAAATATATTTGGCTATTCAAGATGTTATTGAATCGTGTGTTGAAAACATTGAAAACGTCAACGAAATGCCTTTATTCGATGTTGAATATATTTTTACTCAAATTCGAGCGAAATCAATCGGGGAAATAATAACACCAGTTATTGTCTGTCCGGAAACTAATGAACAAGTACATTTTAGTATTAATTTAACTGAAATTAAAGTTCAGTTTAATAAAAAACATAAAAATATTGTAAATTTAGCAGATAATCTAAATGTTGTTATGAATTATCCGTCTATTAAATCGTTATTAAAACGAAATGATGACACAAAAAACGATTTATATGAAATGGTTGTTGATTGTATTGAAGCAATCCAGAATGATACGGAAGAATTTAATTGTGAAGATTATTCAAGAAAAGAAATCGAAGATTTCGTCAATCACTTAACAAAACAACAATTTTCCTTGCTTCTTGATTTTCTAATAACATCTCCTCGTTTGGAGCATACCGTAGATTACACAACATCAGATGGCGAGGAGAGGAGGCTACAACTTTCTGGACTATCTGATTTTTTTCTATAGCCCTCTGTCACATAACATTAATTGATTATTTTCAATTAAATTTTCAGTTAATGCAACACCATAACTACAGTTTATTCGAAATTGAAAATATGGTTCCGTGGGAAAGAGATATTTATGTGGCTTTATTGAGGGAATACATAGAAGAGGAAAATAAAAAGATATTAGAAAAGAGTATGGGATAAATGAAAATATTAAAAAACACATACGATAAACAACAAGAAGAAAACAAAGAATTTTCTGGTGTGTTATCTTCGTTATTAAAAGAAAAAAAACCTTCCAGACAGACCACCAAGCGTCATAATAAGGGTGATATTCAGTCCTTTTTAAAAAATTATTCTCCCGATAAATTTTCTCCTTCTAATGTTAAGTCCGAAGAATATAGCATCCCAGAATTAGAAAAAGAAAAGACACAGCAAGACGACAATCAAATAAAATTAAATCGGAAGGCCCACAAACCTCAACTAGTAGAAATGGATGAAAAACTCTCTAGGATTTTAACTTTAATTTCTCCAGAAAATAATTATTACTCATCCGCCAATAATACACAAAATAATAGCCCGACAACAAATAATCTTATCGAAAATTATTATCTTTCAGATTCTCCTAAAAGTTTAACAAAATCTGATCATTTGGACACCAAAGAAAGAAGAATTATTGAAAAGAACAATGTTTCTAATTCTCTGGTGGAGAAGAATGTTGAAAAGAACAATGTTTCTAATTCTCTGGTGGAGAAGAATGTTGGCATTCTACAAAAAGCAAATCCTGCATCCCTTGTTAACACAAAATTAATAAGAAACAGCATCACAAATCATGCGAACGATTCTACATTACAGTTAAATTTTCACCATCGAGAAAACAATCTATATGAAGAGAATGTTTTCAATAATTCAAAAAATCAAAACGTCAAATTTGTCCCACGAATTGACAAAAATGATATTACTAAAATCCACAAAGACATTAACATTGCTAAAGTATTAAACAATACAGAAAATTCTTATGAGTATTTACCGGCCCTGAAGGATGGTGGTGTAGTAACAGAAGCAACTAAAGTAGTTGTGGGAGAAGGGGGACCAGAAGCCATAGTTCCTCTTGATCAAATGAATAAAATAATGAATCAAAAATTTCAAACCGTCCAAAATCACAATAAAACCATTACCACATCAGCCAATGAAAGTATGACCAAAAATATTTTTCTGAAAATGAATGAAGAATTGGTCAGAGAAAATGTAGAAAAACAAAGAAGCGGAGGTCTAAATGTTTCCTCTGGTTCACCAAACTTTAGTATGGGCGGAGGAGGAGGAGGAGGAGGTCAGCAAGGAGGATCACCTTCCGGAGGAGGAGGAAGGCAATCTATAGACGCATTAACTTTGAGTCTTCTTCGAAAGACATCACTCCCCCCATGGAGAAGTTCATTTGGATAATAAAAAAAGGGACTCTTTCGAGTCCCTTTTTTTGTGATGATATTAAAACTCACTCATTAGCCAACTTTTCAAAGTAAGACAACGCATCCATACCATCACCGGATCCAGTCTCTGAAGATTCGGTATCTGAATTGTCGGAACTCTCTACGGTCTTCGACTCATATTCAGTAGTACGAATATCGTCACCCAACACACGACCCAACTTCGTTTTGAGTTCATCATACGACTTATATGACGAAGAATCAACAAACGGAAGTAGCGGGTACTGCTTCTTCCAAATGGCTTCAAGAGCACCATCATCACCATCCAAAAGAGCCGATGGTTCTGAGAATTCGCTCTTGTCATAATTGACGAACCCGGCAACCTTGCGAACCTTCATCTTGAAGTTTGCGCCTTGCCAGAAGTCAAACGGATTGATTGGATCTTCGTCCTCAAATTCAGGTTGCATCGCTTCCTGAATCTTATCAAATATCTTCTTACCGTACTTCAAAAGGAAAATCTTTCCTTCGTTTTCTGGGTTTGCTGGGTCACTCACGACGAAAATATTCGACACATAATGCAAACGACGCTTTCGGTTCCGAGCAATGTCCTTGTCAGACTCGGTTCCACTGTTCCAAAGTTCGCTGTTAGATTCGCAAACAGGACACTTTCCACCAAGACTGGTTGGACAATTCTCAATAAACCATCCACCCTTTCCTTGGAAACCATGAGAATAATACTTTGCCCATGGAATGTCCTCGTTTTCTACGCTAGGAAGGAAACGAATAACAGCATATCCATTTCCTACTTTGTCTAATTCGGGTCGCCAAAACCGCTCATCCTTAAAGGACTCCTTGGAATTAGTTTCCTCTAACTTTTTGCTTAATTCATCAATACTGTTGAGAGAACGCTTCTTAAAATCTGAAAAACTCATGTTTTTTCTCCTAGTTGGTGGGAACTACCCATATTAAAATTTCAGCAGGAACTCCCTGCTACTTGTTTGTTATTATATTATATTATCCACACAAATCAACCTCAAAATGGAAGTTTTGTGGTATTTGACGACATTAAGTTGATTTCTTTTGCTTCCTTTTCGATTTTCTCGATTATAGGCTTTGTTAGGTGTTTTGCAGCAACTTTTATATCAATTTCATATTGCTCTGCTAAATCAATCACAGATTCAATATATTCTAAATTATTTTTTAAAACATTATCTATAACCCGTTTAGAAAATTCATTTTTAAAAGAACTGTCAAAAATCATTCTATATCTCCATTGCCTTATATATATTATGATACATAATACAGTATTTATCAATTTTTTCAAGCATGAAATTGGAGAAAATTAATGGCTGACACTGATCCCAACATAATCATTGACGTTAGCGGCAATACCGCAGAAATGGCTACTGATTACAATACATCTGGTTCTGGTCTAACGGGTGTTCACATTCCTCTCTCTAAAGTAGTTTGGGGAGATAGTTTAAACACCTATAGAGCAACTCAAACAGAACCCCTTCCTATTGCCATTTACGGTGCTTCGGGACCAGTTGAAGTTGATGGTTACATCAACGGAACTGGTGGATTTTATGTCCTTAATTATAATTTGGGCAGCACATTAGATTTTCAATATATTGCAGTGGCTGGATCCACCAATGGGGTAACTCCTGTTGGTATTTCTGGGTGGATTCAGGGAATTAGTGGGGGCCGACCAGTAGAAGTTACTGGAGGAATTTCAATAAGTCAAGTTGTTAATATTCAGGGATATACAGGACCAACTGCTGGCGGAGATAGTAGCGAAGATCTTGGGATTCCTGTTGTAGTTACTGGTGGTCGAAGATTATCAAATCTTGAAGACTCTGTCGAAGTTACAGGATCAGTTAATATTAGTGGTGGACGATATTTATCAGCCGGAACCGATTCCATTAAATCATATGGTTGGGACGGAGACAAATATGTCTATAGTAAATTATTCACAGGCGACGGAACAACCGTAGGTTCTTCCGGAGATGCAATCAACGTGAACGTCGTAGGAGCAGGAATTTCTGCTGATGTAACAATTTCTAGCACGATTGGTGTGACTAATGGCTCTGAATCTCCACTAAAGATTCAAGGGTTTACTGCGGGTTCAGGATATAATCCAGTTATTATTCGTGGGGAAAACTCTGGAGCAGTTGAGATTACTGCAACATCAGCACTGAACACTTCCGTGTCAAATGAAGTGAGCATCGACGACACTGATATTCTCACAGCACTAGAAAGTTCCAGTAAACCTATCGTCAGCAATCTTGCTGATATTAAAACAGCAGCGGAAAACATTACCGGCATTAGAAATGATTTAATTTCTGGAAAAGTTCGGACTAAAATCACAGAAATTGAACAACCTGGTAATGTGTATGCCGGTAAGAAATCAATCGATAGTATGGCACAAGCAATTTCAACGTCTACAAAACTTAAGAGTGGTGTTCACATTAAAGCCCATCCGGACAATAGTTCATATATTATGGTCGGAAGTAGCAAACTCATTAGTAATCCGGATAATGGATATCTTCTTGAGTCCGGAGAATCGATTTTCATCGAATGTAGCAACCTAAATAAGATTTATGCCAAGTCGGATGATCCCACAACGCAAACAATTTGCTTCATAGGATCATGAGAATTTTATGGGACGGTCTAATAAAAGTTATAGAAGATTAAAGAATAAAAAAGAAAAAGGAGGTTCATCCGAACAATATGAATTGGTTGGTTCGGATCTCTTTTTGAAATCTTCTATACAATTTATGGACTCGGTTGATGATTTTGAAACACAAAAGGTAATCATTAAAACGACTCCCACAATATCAGTTTTAGATAATGGAAATAAAGTTTTAATTGATTATAGCCATTCAAAAAACAACACAGATATCCGAAACATTGAACAAATGTTTAGTGGGTTAAATGTAAATGATGAGTTTGATATTGATGATTCGTTTTGGCAAATCGACGAGTCTGATTCTTTACAGGCAAATTTCAATGGAACGTATTATTTCGATTCATTAGAAAACAATAAAATGATTGTTGCTCGACCAAAGACCACCATTACGATTCCCGATGGAATTTCAAGATTCTCTCCAAGAAGATTTGAGGAAATTCCACAAATTCAGGTGACCTCCGGAAATTCAACAAAAACAATTTCTATCGTCAGAAATATATTAGGATTTCAAAGTGAAAAATCTTTCAAGAACTTATCAATAGGCATAAACGTGAAGGATTTTTATGAAATTGAATTTGCTGGATCATCTTCAAACAGCGGTAAATTGAAGATTCATGAATATCGATTAGGACCGGACGGTTCTGAAGAACTTGTTTTGTCGGAACAAATTCAAGAAGAAATTCAAACTTCTGATGGATATTACTTAATTCAACTTTACATTAAAATGAAGAATAAAGAAAAAATTCAACAGGCACCCGGCATACAGTTTACTGGTTGTTGTGAAAATTCTTTATTTTATCCGGACCCATTTCAAACCACCGAAAATTTTTGTATCAATTCTGATGGACTATGGCATTCGGAAAAACGATGTAGCGAGGTAGGAAAAGAAAGCGAAGTAATAACAGAAAGTTCAATTGAAAACAGATTTTTAGAAATGCAAAGCCAACTGAACCAACTGTCTACATCAATCAATGAAATTTTCACAAGAAGCAATTCGCTCCTGCCTGATTCGAACTTCAACAGAAGATCAATCAGAAGAAATCAGTCTTGAATGAATGATTTATTTTGAAAATCATTGTCATCAATGAGAAGATTGGTGACTTTATTTTCTTCAACCCACTCTGATAAACCATCATTGTATTGTATTTTGATCTTATCTTCTTGAAGATCAACATCAACTACATTTGCCATCTTTAAGTTTTTTGAATTGACTACCTTATCTCCGATTGTGTGGTCCATATATAAACTCCTATAGTTATCCATTTAATATTTATGGATTTGGTTTAATTTCTTCTTTTACTTTATTCCAGTACTTTTTTGTGCTTCCTTTGAGGTATCCATTAGGCCCACCGTTCCATATTCGTGCTTTGTCTTGGGCCGTTGGTGTGCGTCCCAGACGCTCCTCCGTCGCGTATCGCAGCATATAACGTCGAAAAATCTCAAGAGAGTAGTCTAGACCTTCGCAATCGGAATAAACCTCTCCCTCAACCATAACGTCACTCCATGCGCACTCCCATATTTGCAGTGGCCCTGCGGCATTTCCATTATCACCTGTTGGACAATCATATTCACATTGATTAGTTTCCACTTGCCAAATAGCAGATTCTAATGGGCTTATGGAAACCGAAATTGATAAAATTAATGAAAGCATAATGGCCCCAAGGAGAATCGAACTCCTGTTTTGAGGATGAAAACCTCATGTCCTAGCCGCTAGACGATGGGGTCTACTGAAAGGACTAACGAATTCGTTTGCCGTTTCCCTTACGGGATGTCCGTGCGGGAGTATTTCCCTTTTTTCTTTTAGAAATTCGGGGACTGCCTACCTTGGAAATACGATGTACATGGGTCGAATGTTGTGCTGTTTGCTTTGCCACTTATCAACTCCCCACGATCTTAAGGTTGGGGGATGTAATGTCGTTTCCTGGCGTGATGATCTTACTGGTTGCTCTTTTGTATTCGGCCTTCAGTTCTTTTGCAGCGTCAACCTCAAAAGCAACAAAAGAAGCCTTCACATAAACCTCATCATCTTTCATGGCAGAATACGGCATCCACGACATCAGACCAATTTGACCATCGCCCGTTGGGATAATCAGAAGAGGCTTCTTAAGAATATGACATTCGTTTGGGCTTGTGGATTCAGGGGGGGTCCAGTCACATAGAACCTCTTCGCCAGAGTTAAGTCGAACAATTTTAATATTCATTGTGTTTTCCTTTCAATCACAACTAGTTTCAGAACCGGGCAAATTAGATACCCATTCGTCGGCCATTCGTACATCTTCTAACATTTGATCACACGCACATTTATCTACTGGTGTGCAATTACAGTCTTCTGTGAAGTACATAAGTTTTGCTTTTAGGCCACGAATGACCTGTTCAGAAGGGATTAAATTATCTGACATGGGTTTCTCCTTTTCATAGACAGATTAATTTGAGACAAAAGAATCCCCACCACGCAAATGATGAGGATTCGGAGGGAGAGAAACCAAAATGATCAGACAATACCAGCGTCAATAGCAAACTGATTGCTACCTTCACCAAGAAAATCCATACCATAACGGCTGGTGCTTGTCTTGCTCGGTTCCCTATAGACCTCCCAGTTACCATAACGCTCAACCTGCTCCTTAATATCAGAGATGGTTGCACGGAAGTTCTGGACCCCGAACCGCGACCGTGCCTGTGGGGCAGTGAGGGTTCGTCCAGTTGCCAGATACTCCATAATACGCTGCTTCTTCGATTTGTTCATAATGAACTCCTATGATCATTGGTGCTTTTCATGTTTGATCAAATCGTTAGAGGCACCTTACTCTGTTGATTTGCTGGTGTTGGGGGAGGATTTAAATCGTGGTGTATGTAGAACTTCCTGAAACTCATCACACCGACTCAAGTTTAAGTCATGAGAGGACTTTATATTAATATTATATAAATTTAAAATCATTTAGTGCATTATAACAAACCTCTCCTGATATGTCAATATTTATTTCAGAAAAGAAGATACTCGGGCGGGCAGCAACAAACTACCCTTTAAACCCGAGCACTTCCGAGTATTTCCGGCCTGGGGAGGATTTCATTATACCTCCAACTTTCGGGGTCAACTAATGTAATAGTTACCCTACTTGTACTAGTACTGTTTGAGTTACCAAACTAGAATCAGACACTTGTCCGTCATCTACCCCACCACGGGGAGTCCTATACTTTAGTCCGCATGACGAAAACTTTTTCAGTCACCAGGCAAGTGTGAGAGATCATCCTCACACATAGTTATTTACTTCTGAGCGTGTATTATACACATTTTTCATATCTTGTCAACCCCTATTATGAATAAAGTTCATGATTTTTCCTGCCTCGTCACGAATATTATCCATGCTTGGAGTTACAGGCATTTCAGAAACTGGACAATCGCCTTCAAGGTTATTAAATGTCCAATCTCGCCACACATTCATCTCATGGTAGAATTTATCCATGAGGGTCTGTCGTGCCTCTTGCCAAATTTCCAATTGGAATTTACGCATGTTCAAGATGGCATCCATCTGTGGGGGTTGCTGTGGTTGCTGTGGGGGAGATGGACGCGGAGGCGGTGGGGGAATTTTTTCTCCATCTGCCCATTTGTCCAGAACGTCCTGACGAAAACCACAAACGGCGTTTCCAGATTCTGCATCAATAAACAGAGGAGTGCCGCATTGTACGTTATATTTAGATTTTACTTCTTCGATCCTTTTGAGATCATCTGAATCATTAACATCCAATGTGGTGATTTTGTGGCCCTTTGCTCGCATTTCTTCAACCACAGGATCGGATTTCTTGCACCACCCACAGTTCGGATTCATAATATACAACAGGTCTGGTTTGCTCATTTTATATTCCTTTTGTTGAGACTTTATATTTATAATGGGTCGGGGGAGATTCGAACTCCCGACGTTCGCGTTAAAAGCACGACACTCTACCAACTGAGTTACCGACCCGAAGGTCAGTGTTTTTGTTTTTCTGGAAGCGGAGACTCATAATAAATTTCCAGTCCCAGTGCCTTTGCTAAATGCCATTCTGCCTTTGCACCACGACTAGTTTCCCAATCGCTCATCATATATATTGCTGTGCATTCATCGCATATTGCAACCATATCACGTTTCAATGCACTTCGCATGAATTCGTGGTCCTCATAATTATTCACTGGATCAAATTGGTGTGGTCCGTTGATTGGTTTCTCATCATCCCTGTCCATCTCTGCTGGATTGATGACGGTCCATCCCTGTCGTCGAAGCACTATTGCTTGTCGGTCAAATGCAGGGTAGTTATAATCGTCATAACCACGCATCGGACCTGCAATATAAATGGTAGATAATCTTATTTTCATAATAAAAGTATACACCAAAATGGGGGTGATGTCAACCTTCATTCCCAAAAATAGTATTCAATTGTCTATTAACCCTAACAAAAGTAGTACATTTCGGAAGTTGTTTTAGATTCCTTGCACCAGTATATGTACAAGCACTTCGGACACCACCGAGAATTTGTTGAATAGTTTCATGGACAGATCCTCGATATGGAACCCTCACACTTTTTCCTTCTGATGCCTTATATGTTGCCACACCCCCGTTGTGTTTATTCATAGCAGTAGAACTCGACATTCCGTAAAACACCATATGTTCTTCTCCAGTATTTACACAATGTTCTATATCACCAGCACATTCATCGTGTCCTGCAAGCATTCCACCGAGCATCACAAAGTCTGCTCCTGCACCGAATGCCTTTGCGACATCACCCGGAGATTGGCACCCACCATCCGCCATGCACATTCCTCCAATCCCGTGTGCGGCATCTGCGCACTCCATCACTGCGGACAGTTGAGGATACCCAACGCCTGTAATCTTCCTCGTTGTACACACACTCCCCGGACCAATTCCCACCTTTATGATGTCTGCTCCGGCGAGAATCAACGCTTCGGTCATTTCTGCTGTTACCACATTCCCCGCAATGATGATTTTGTCTTTCCATCGCTTACGAACCTTTCTTACGAATTCTACAAACCTCTCTGAATACCCATTTGCAACATCTAAGCAGAAAAAATCATATCCTGCACTAAACTCTAGCGCAAAAGGATCATTCAAAAGAATGTCTTCGTCTTGCAGACCAAAAGACATTCCAAGATTCTTCCTCTCATTATATTCTAAATAATGATTTTCAATTCCCGAGTTATGTTTGCTTAAACAAGTAAGCATATCATATTCAGAAAAGGCTTCTCCCATCTCAAGGGTTCCTATGGTGTCCATGTTAGCAGCAACAATTGGAACGCCCGTCCAATGTTTTCCACACCTAAACTTGAATGTTCTGTGTAAATTAACCTCCTTGCGAGATTCTAGTGTAGAACGCTTTGGACGAATAAGCACATCCAAATAGTCAAGTTTAAAATCGTCTTCAATTCTCATATTTTATCAATCCATATTAATCCAAATATTCCAAGAGCCATAACAACAGAAATTACAACCCATCCAACTATATGTGTAAACCTTTCTTTTTGCTTTTTGGTTCTTTCACGATCTATTTGATATTCACTTTTAGACATTTTATTCTCCAAAGTAGGCTGAGTGAGACTCGAACTCACGAAAACAGAGGTATAAACTCTGCTGCTGATGCCATCCGCTTCCAGCCCATATGTGTCAACTTAAAGAAACTCTCGTTTTCTTATTGCTCACATGGTCGTTTTCGTTCTTGTCTAGGTAGTTGGAATTCTGACGATCTTCGTCATACCCTAGCCTATAATTCAATTGTTCAATGTCGTATTTCTCATTCAGGAAGTTTAATTCGCCTCGGTGTGAACTTAGAAATTCTTGAATGAGAAGTTTGCTCATAACAATTGCTTTTTCTTCGTCTGGTCCTAGTGGAATATCAATATGAAGCCTGTATTGCATAATCAGTCCTTATATTTGGCATCAAACCCCTCCGGGAGTGTTTCTCGTAGGATTGTTATTATAGCAGCCAATTCTTTATAGTCAATTTTATTCATTAAATATTTTTCATATCCAATTACAACCGAAGTGGCAGCGTCGATAATTTTTTCACAATCTGTTTTGGTGGTGTCCATATTTGTACTATCCATCCATTGACCAAGAGCCCTGTCCTCTCCAAACAAAAGCATCGAAGGATGAAATTCCAGTAGTGGAGGTACTAGCATAGGTGTTAATATAATTCTCAACAAAGTTAGAATTTTTTTGATTGGATCCATATTTGGTTGAACTGGACTTAGATTTTCGACCCACAACTCCCACATAATCAGGTTCGTGGAGGGTTAATGTTCCGTTTCCCGGAACAGCACTTCTCATACTATTAACGGTTGTGGGTTCACCGTCCCAACTCTTAGACGGATGTGATCCATATCCTCCATAATCCCTATAACCCGAACCCGAAGTAAAATCTAATGTGTTACTTAATTGAAATAATTTACTAATGTTATCGCCAAAATGGTTACGACTATATGAATATGTGGAAGTACCACCCTCTACCATAAATTCCGATAAACCAGTAAATCTATTAAGATATTGATTTACAGGATCAACCCATATTGTAATTTGGTAGTCGGGCTCGTCTGTGTTGCTCAAATGCGCTCCGCCGTATGGTGTTTTTGATGTCAATGTTAGAGCATCTTGCATTATTTTAGAAGCAGATTGGGGATTACTAATAGGTCGAAATGGATTATAAAAACCGATATCTCCCAAATAATGATGATCATCATACCACAGGGGCGATTGCCCGTGTATTGCAAAATTGTCACAATTTACAGTTTCTAAGTTTTCGACTGCTAATGTTTTTTTAAACGGACAATAAGGACATTCCCTTTGGTAGCCAAGCGGTAAAATTTTTTGGAATCTAAAAACATTTGGTTGCTCTGGATTATCTTTATTGTGCCATCCTCGTTTTAGCACTAAACCCGAAACAATAAAAGGATAGCCAGAGAAAATCTCTTTTTCGTTTATTGCTGTTCTGTGCAGACTTAACAGCGTATCTAATGAAAAATAATTTAACCTTTGGCGTAAAACAGGCGTTTTAGAAGGGGGTGATATACCACGCACAGTTCTTGTTGAAAATTTATGTATTCTTATATCAGCACAGATGGGGTGGGTTGTTTTACATTCAGTTGGGGATAAGTGCACCGGATAATAAATTTGATCTTTAAATGGTGTACATTCCACCCCTCCATCCACCTGGGGATGGGTAGCCATTTCATAATTTTCACAACCTATGTTCTGATCATTTTCGTTAGATCGTGTGTGTGTCATTATTTCATCCTTCCCGGATTGGGTAAACTGAACGCTTTATAGTTTCCGCTGACATGATATCCTTTTAATTTTTCGTATGATGGACCATCTTCGCCTGTTTTTAATGCATATCGAGATTTGATCTTTCCATCATATTGTTTAATCATGCTCATCGGAACATTAATATCTATGTCCAACACCGTATCGGAGTAAAAACTTCTCCAGTCATGATGAATAAAATCCCAAACAATCATCCAATTTGTTAAATGTGATCCAAACATTGAAATCATCCATTGCGTATAGGGTTCAACATATTCCAACCTTCCGTGTTGAAATGAAGGAACAAACACAGGATTTCGCGTTGCGTACATCACTCTAAAATGGTTGTTAGTGACTTTTTTGAAAACTACTTGACAAACGTTTTCGTGTAACATACTTTTAATTGTTTCTTTATCCATCCATATATTTATACAGCAGAAGGGTTTGAAAACCCTTCTGCTGCAAGATAAACGCCTTCTTAGATGGGGGATTAAGAAGACGCAGGAGTGAGATAAATTCCACCCTTCCGACCACGAATATATGTGATTCGGCTGCCGTAGATGTTGTTCAGCATATCACGAATAATTGTTGGTGATACGCCGTGCTTCTCGGCAAGACTCTTCACGGTCACGCGACCGCCACTTTCAAGAGTATTTTCAATAGAACCAGTATCAAGTGTCACGTTGTTCATTACAGAACTCCTTTATCATAAAGTTAGTGGGTTGATTCCTTCATCAACCATCATTGACTTGAACTCTCGTATTTTAACATCTTTTCCGTTGGATGCAAGTAAAATTGTTGCATTTTTTGCATCCCGAAAATCATTAAAAACAGTCAAGAGTTTCTCATAGACGAAGGTATCTTCTTGAATCACATCATACAATCCATAATATGATTCAGTTTCCTGAATATAAATTTCAGAACATTGCTGCAATTGTTTCACCTTTCGTTTGTTCGATGTGTTTCATTATGCCTTCTCGGAGGCTCCATAAATCATCTAAAGAATCTGTGGAAAAATTATCTGAAAAGTGTCCTCGTTTATCTCGGTCGAGGACGTTAAAGAAATGTCTGATGAATTCATTCATCGTATAAATCTGACTATCCGACATTGTCATTGTCATTATAATCCTTTCTGGGTATAAATTCGTTTCTCAACTTTGCTCGGACTTTTTTACGGTCATTCGTGGCCTTACGCTCGCTCCAAGTGTTGGCGCGATTGATTGGTCTTCCAAACATATCTCGATTTGAGTTTTTATTTTGGGAGGTGTATTTCATGCGAGTATTATACCTTAAATAATAGAGTCTGTCAATATGTAGGTCGGGAAATCTTTAAAGTTTTCGTTCTAAACATATCAGTGTTTGTTTAGTTTTCATCATTTAGATAATTGGCGTATTCTTCGAGTCCTACTCTGCAATCTTCTTCGGTGTCGTAGGGACCGCCACCCCAATCCCTCCACGTTTCGTTGTAGAACCACCATTTATTGTCACAAAGACGAACGGGGTCAGGATTCCACATATTCATAAGTACACCTCTTTTATTAAACACACCCGGCAGGACTCGAACCTGCGACATTCGGCTTAGAAGGCCGACACTCTGATCCAACTGAGTTACGGGTGCTTTGAAGTGGGGCGAGTGGGACTCGAACCCACACTTGCGGCATTTTAAGTGCCGTGCCTCTGCCATTGGGCTACCGCCCCATAGTATCAGACCTCTTCCATTCTTACCCGTCTGACATAAGAGTCATCAGATTCGTGCAGGTGACCGATGATACCAGTAGAGTGAACCTCAGTGTGCCATGTCTCGCTGTCAACCTTTCTCCATACACCACCC